CAGGATTGAAGTTGTCAATGTATTGAATACAGTTTTCTACTCCATCACAAATCATGTCATCCTTATACATGTAGTTGATGAAGTTAGGTCTGTATGAAAGGTGAGTTGCAATCTTCAGGAAGCAATCACCGATGTAATTGTTTACACGGGGTTTGGGTTTACCTCTTATCTCTGCAATTTCCACATGCTCCTTATACCTGACCAGTTCATCCAAGAACTTCTTGTTGTCAACATAATGTTGTTTCTTTTTAGCAGGCATAGGAGTATATGTCATGTTATGATTTCATGATTATCCATACTGTATCATAATGATAATGATTTGTCAACTTGACAAGATATCAAATTATTAGTAGAATAACTCTGTAAGGGTTCAAGGGCAACTTAGCTTTTATTTCTTGAAGAGTTTCTCAAAGAGACGACGAGCGTCTTCAACTTTTCCAAGAGACCCCATCTCTTTGTCGGGGTCAACCCTTGCTTCATCATTATCAAGGTCCTTTGGGTCTTGACCGTTGATGTACAGTTGATACATCATCCTCATCTCAGGACTGAGTTCTGCCATTGTCAGAATGTCTTTCTGTCTGAGGATAAAGAAGTCTTCGTCAGAGAACTGCATCCAGCGGGTGAACCCCATACCTTTGACAGCCTTCTCTTCACTCACTTCCTTAGTAAATACTGCAACTTCAACTGGGTCAGTAATAAAGACAACAGAATCTTGTAGGTCATCGTCAAAACTAACCAATGCTTTGGTTAAAATGTCAATACCTGTTGATAGTTTAATAATGCAGTAAAATTCTTCGTCGTGTCTTACGTAATTAAGCATAAGTTACCTTAGTTTTACGTCTATGATTTCATAATCAAAGTTTTCCTCATTGTATACTTTAATCCTCTCAAGCAGATGACCTAAAGTAAAATTGCGTCGTCCACCGCGAGAGATGTCATCAGCAATATCATAGAGAGTAGCTTTGGATTTATTTTTTCCTTTCCTTAGAACACGACCTATAGATTGAAGGTTCCTCACTCTGGACTTAGAAGGAGAGGCAAAAATAACGTTATGTAAGTTCTTAATGTTGATGCCCGTTGAAAACGTGCCGTATGAAGCAACGATAATTGCATTGCTTGCTTGTTCTGTGAGAGCTCTGATTTCCTCTCGCTCCTCAACGTCAACACCACCGTATACAAGATACGTTGGTCTTTCTGTGGAACTATTTATCATCTCGTAAAGAGGCAGTCCGTGGCGTTCTACATAGTTAAAGAGGATGAGAGTGTTCCCTGGTAAATCTGCTGCAAGATTACGGATGAATTTATTTCGTCCATCGTGTGATGTGATGTACTCCATTTCATCCTGATAAGATGAGAACGCTTGATATTCATGTTTCAATAGTAATATCTTTACCTTCAGGTCAGCGACGTGACCTTCCTTCATTAAATCTTTTGTTCGTGTGACTTGACTGCACTTACCAAACAAACCTTCCAAAACAAGTTGATTGGTTTCCAAACCATCTAGTGTTCCTGTGAATCCAACTCGATACTTACACTCATGCAGTTTCCCCATCAAAGAAGTAAGAGATTTAGCTTTGAATTGGTGCGCCTCGTCACCGATAACAACGTCAAACCTATCAAACCACTTTCGAGGTTCCTTGTAGATAGATTGCCAAGTGGTAATTACTACCTGATGCTTCGTGTATTTTTCTTGCCCCGCATATATTTTATGGCAATATTCGGACGCCATCCATCCGTATTCCTCAAAGTCCTTGTACATCTGCTCGACAAGAGAGGTAGTAGGGACGACGATTAGAACGTTTCTATCAGAGTTGACGTGATATCTGACAAGAGAGTAAATCATCAAGGACTTGCCAGACGCTGTAGGTGATAGTAAGAGTCTGCGGTTATACCGCAGTGCCTCATACACCGCCATGTACTGATACGGGCGGACTTTATGCGGCAGATTTAGAGAACGAATGAATCCAGCAACACCCTCAGGTGTAATCATTTCGTTCTCATCTGTCGGAGAACCAAAGAATTTACAGTCTTCGATACTATACTCGTACCCACGTTCCTTCAACCACTCGACGAGGTACGGGTATAGACCGACATATATTTCTCCTGTTCCAGGAGAATACAATCTGATTTTTCCATCCCACTTTCTATAGCGTGGGTTTCCTTTCATGAACTTTGCTTGGGGTACATCAAAGCAAAAGTAATCTGCTAATTCGTACCCCACATGAGGTTCACACGTTACCCTCAGAAATACTTCGTTCTTCTTCTTGATTGATACGCTCATTAGAAACCATTCTTAAATTTCTCCCACTCAATAGCGTTTTTAATTTGGTACGTGCGATTGTTGATTTGTCGTAAAACGCTATCGAGATACGAGAGTGTCTCTTCTATGTATCCGACCTTAAGGCGCGTCTTTTGAACCTCTTCATCTGCTTCGATGAACATGTCAACTTCATCTTTAGATGTCAACTTATAGTCAAATGGCATCTCTGCATACAGTTTTGCTGGTGCCTTACCCTTGTAGTAGAGCCATTTGTCGCGGGTAAGTGTCTTGAGTTTTGATTCGTTCTCTCTCTTCATGAGAGCAAACGTAGTGTACAATTCCATATACTTCATGTGAAGTGATGGAATCTTTGTGGATTCTTGACAGAGGAGGTCAGAGTCAATCTGACTGTCCCTTTTCCACATTTCTTGTATTTGTTCTAGATTCATAATAAAAACCAATTGCCCAGTCGTTCCAATCCCCACTATAATCCCAGGGGTCTGGTGTCAGTGGTGCTCGTTCCCGTACTTCAGTGTCCACTCCCTTTTCATTGCTCCCAGTGCCCATGCTTGACTCAGGCACTTCGGACCCTCCGTCAACAAACGGCGCTGATATTCGGAGAGTTGGGAGCCCTTCCACGTCAGATACTCGTTCCTCCACGATTGGTTGTCGCTCATCTTTTTCCCATTGAGTTACTATTTTTTCCGCCTGTTTATCAACAGACGCCATTTCCAAATCTACTTTACCATCGACCCATTTCTCTCGCAACCATTCAATAAATCCTAGTGCGAGATGATTGATGGGGAACTTTTGGTTGTTCGCCCAACGTTTAGATTTTGTGTACCAAGTGTCTTCACCACCCCATTGATGCTCGAATGTATATTCGATTTTAGCATCATCACGAAGTTTCATGTTACTCCTTTCTGCGAGCTTGTTTATTTGGTTCTCTGATTTCGTAAATTGAATACGCAAACTCTACTTCTGCGGTGAAGTAATTGTTGTCTGTGTTTGTAACGTCAAACTGCAGTGTACTCAGAGAAGTTGGGAACAAGTTCTTGAACACAACATCAAAGTTTGAACGGAAGTTGTTGTTAAGTACCTGCAGAGTTGCGTCTGAGGTTAGTGTTTGAAAGTCTGTACCTCCGATACCTGCGTTAGTAGTATCGTTCTCATCAATCCATACACGTCTTTCACCAAGAGAGTCTGGCGTACCCAAAGCACGAATCCAGTTTTGGAGTTGCAAATAGTTTTCTAGGTTCTCATCTACCAAGAAATTCATAGAAAAATTATCATACTGGGCATTACCATCAATCGGATACGAAAGAAGACCTCTTGTTGGAATAGCAATTTCACCCACGCCAATGCGAGGGATAGATGCAGACTGTGCTAAGAAAGCAACCTTAGGTGCTCTCTGCAGTACAAACTTAAATCCAATCGGTGATAGAAAGTTTCTATTTGTTAGTTGTTCTTCGTACCAGTTAGATGCCATGGTTACTTAGTATCTTTCTTTTTCTTTTTGTCTGCTGCCATCTTCAGATACTTCTCAGAAGCAAAATCTGTGATGAGAGTCATCCCAGACTTGATAAAGTCTTTACCTTTATCTACTGGTGAGTTAGCCATTGTTCCTCCTAACCTATTGATATTTAGGTAAAAAAATAGGGGGTCCGAAAACCCCCTACACTTCCTTCACACGGTATATTATTTATAAAGGAACCCAAAAAGAAGCGCCCCCGTTTTGGAGACGCTTCTTAAGTGCTTGACGGCGTGCCTTTGCTTGTCGCAATGCCTGGGGTTTGAGTTTTCGTTTTTGCTCCTTCTTGGAGTGGTGTTGCCAGTTGGGTTTGTTCATGGTCCTAGTATAGCATAAAAAAAGGGACCCGAAGGTCCCTTGATGGTATGTGAACCGATATCACATGAGGTTTGCAACCTGTACGCGACGATAGTAGCGGTTGGTGTTTGCGGTGAGAGCGCCGCTGCCTTGGGTGAGACCCTGTGCGAAGGGGTTCGAGACCATGCCGTAGCGGGTCTTGAAGCCAATCTTCGGTTGGAAGGTGTTGGGGTCGATAGCACGAACTTGCTGCAGGGGGACGTAGGGGCAGTAGAACAGACCTGCGTCGTAAGGGGAAGAACCCTTATAACCCATGACATAGAAGTGCTTGTCAGCAACGTTAGCAGAGTAGGGGTCAACATAGACCTTAATCTTGCCGTTCAGAGTACCAACCAGGGTGCTGGAGGTATCATCAACGCCTGCGAGACCGTTGTTGCCGTTCAGAGCGGGGGTGTAATCCAGGACACCAGCCATGCCAAGTGCCGAAGCAACGTCAGCAGAGCAGATGAGGATGTTGCCCTTCCCGCGACGAGTTTGCTGACCGATTGCGTTAGCATCGCGCTCGATTTGGAACAGCAGACCCTTGAACTTCTCAACGCTCCAGCGACCGTTGGAGTCAACGTCGAGGTCAAAGATACCAGCGGTAGCGGTGTTGTTCTGAGCACCAGCGACAGCGTTAACGTAGATGGTACGAACGACTTCGCGGTTGATTTCAGCGAGGATTTCGGTGCTGAGGATGTTGCTCAGTTCGCCTTCAGCATCCAGACCATGGATTGCTTTCAGGTCTTGAGCCAGCTCAAGGCTGTACTCAGCTTTCAGCGCACGAGACTTAGCGGTCACAGTGACCTTCTCGATGCTGAAACCCATTTCGCGGAATTCAGTACCAGTCTCGCCCAGTGCCTCAGCGGTGGCAGTTGCCATGCCTTGTGCATCGCCAGTCAGCTCATAGGTGCCAGGGGTGCCGTCGTTAAGAACAGCGGGGTTGTTACCCTCAGCATCGTTGTTAGCAGACGAAGAAGCGCCAGGGTCATAGCCAGTGCCAGAACCACCAGAGAAGCCAGCGTTGGGCTCGTTGAAGAATGCCTCGTCGTAACCAGCAGCAGCGGGGTTCCGCTCGGTGCCGTAGTTGGAGCGCATTGCGAAGATGAGGCCAGTAGGACCAGTCATCGGTTGAACGCCTGCGATGTCATAAGCAATCAGCTTAGGCATCGAGCGGCGGATGAGGCTGATGAGTACGGGGTCGAAACCAGCAACAGGACCAGTAGGAGTGCTGCTGCCGCTATAACCTGTGCCACCCAGGCTGTTGGTGGGTGCCTCAGTCAGCATTTGTGCTTCTTCGACAGAAGCGCGTTCTTGGTTTTCCAGAAGTTGAGCAATTACGCCACGCTTATGAGAATCGGTGATTTGGTCAACGGACTCATGGTTCAGGACGGGTGCCCACTTCTCTTGGAGTTGTTTGATGTTAGACATTTAACTTTTCCTTAGAGTTGTAGTATTAACTAGAATAATCAATTACCAGACCAACGAGCAATTGCATCGACGTACTTATTCATCGAAGCAGAATAGTTGGCGGTTTCTTCTACCAAAGGTTGTGCATCTTCGGTTGGGTCAGCAGTCGTTGACTCTTGAACCTTACGGTTGAAGTACGACGCTTTGATAGTATCGATTTTATTTCTAAAATCTTCTTCACTTTCAAACTCAACACCCTCAGCTAACTTAAACAGCTTCTCTTTTTGAGTCTCTGTGAGACCAGAAGCACATTCATTCACAATCCCATCTCTTACGTAGACGCCAATCTCCTTATGAAGACCAACGTTTGCTTCGATTTGCTCGTTGAGTTTTTGTTCCATTTCATCAATCTGCTCAACCATGCCATCAAGCAGGTTGAACTTCTCTTCAGGAACACCAAAGTTGTGTTCAATGAAAAGGCTCTTTAGACCAGAGAAGAAAGACTCTGCCATTTCGTTCTTAATGCCGTGCTCGATGGCGAGAGCATTCTCTTCCATCCATGTTGCAACAGCATAAGACAGGTAGTCTTCGACCTTCTCGGTCAATTCTGTTTTGAGTTTAACGACTTCTTGGTCGAAAGACGCTTCCAATGCTTCTTGAATGACAGCGACTTCTTCGTTAACACGGGAAGTTACTGCTGCTTCAAAGATTGTGCGTGCTTTGTCTCTAAATTCTTCGGAGAGTTCTTCACCAGCGACAAGAGCGTCAACATCTTCACTAAAGTCGTACTCGGACTCAGTGATTGTTTCTTCTTGGTCACTTTCTGTCTCCTCCATCTTTGCGGATGCGGCGGAAGGCTTAGTCTTAAGGGTCTTGTCACCCTCAGTCTTTACGGGTGCTGCAGCTGCAGACCCCAGGTTCTTAGTACCCTTAGCTCCTTCCATAGAATCAGAGTCACTACCGCCGATGCTGGTATGATTAGCACCCGACGAATCCATTTTCTCAGCGGGCTTAGCGCCCTTTTTGATTGCGGCAACACCTGTAGCGGCTTCTTCTGAAACTGCTTCTTCGGACATGTGTGCCTCAAACTCTTTGTCAAGGGTTTCGGACATTTTGGTCTCTCCGTTAGATAGCATTAGCTTTTCTATGATTATTTATACATTACAAACTTTGTAGGAATGACTTGAACGCGGAAATCTTGCGCTCCTGAAGGTTGATTAAAGTTGCTTCATCAAGTTCTTGTTTGATTTTTGCAACTTGTGCTTCCTTCAGGATGCCGTTATCCCACACCCATTCCCTTCCTTCCATAATTCCCTCAACAAATGCATCAGGAGCAGAAGGGTCAGCAACGATGTCTGCAGCCGTTGCCAACATGAAGTCTTCACCGACAATAGAGACACCCTCTTTCGTGGAGATGGAACCCATTCCACGGGAGGACACGCCAAGTTTTACACCTTCATCAAGGAGATTCTTGGCGATTTTTCCCATAGGGGTCTCAAGAATCTTCGCTCTGCCGATGAAGTTATTACCTTCTTGCTTGAGCGATGTAATTTTGTGTGAAACGCGGTCGAGGTTCAGAGTTGGACCATCGGGATGACCCAGTTCTCCAAGTGCGCGACCTTTGCTGATAAAGTTCTCATCATATTTAGCAACTTCCCGAGCAAGTACATTTACAGGGTACATGCGGTTGTTGCGGTTGGTGATTTCACCCTGCAGGAAAATGCCCTCAATAAAATGAGATTTCTTACCTTCGTTCTCTTCAGTAATAAATTGAACGTCTGTAATTTCTTCAGCTATAAGTTTCATCGGTTGGTTCCTCTGTTTCTTGTTCCTCAGGTTCAGTACCTGGGATGTCGGTATTATCAGGCAGTTCGTCCGTCAACTCGTCTGCAACTGCTTGCGCGGTTTGGTCGAGATTAAATCCCCACTCCCCTGCAAACTCAACCTTCTTTTGCTGTACAGCGTCGAAAGCTTTCTGTTGCATCACATCGGTAGCGCGTTGCAAAGTTGCTACACGATTATCATCAAAAATTGCATCAACGATATCGGCGGCAGAAAAGGTGGGTTCTTCAACACCACCTTCTACCTGACTATCATCAACATCATTATTAAGCTCTGTGTCACTCATTACAAAACCAGTCGAACTATAATATATTTATAGACTTAGAATTCCGCCATTCTGCGGTCTTCTTCATCAACGTCCTCTTCAGGGTTAGGTTCCGCAGCAGGTGCTTCTGCCTCAGGTGCCATTCCCATCATTGGGTCTTCCATTGCAGCAGGGTCTTGAATAATCCCTTCTTCAATTTCGCGTTGAATCTGTTCGTCAATTTCTTCAAACTCTCCGTCAGTCTGCTTCAGAATTTGCTTCCGCAGATATTCAACAGAGAAGTACTTACCAACGTAGGGGTCAAGTTGATTGACAACACCCATACGCTCGTTCATGATTTCGATTTGCTTCAGTTCGTTATAGTACGAGTCCGCAACATAGTCGAACTGAATCTGTTCCTTCATCTCATCCCAGTCTTCAATCGATACGATACCTTTCAGTACCAACTGAGTCTTGAGAAGGTCAAGGAACAATTCTGAGAAACGCTTACGGAGACGGGCGATGAACTTCTGGAACTTAACTTCATCGCGGGTAATTTCCGCAGCACGACCAATGTTAAAAGTGTTCTCAGTTTCAATTCTACTTACAGGAACGTTAAGTGCCTTGAACAGTTTCTTCTGAAAATACTTAACATCTTCAAGTTCGCCAAGGTTCTGACCACCAGGAAGCGTAGTGATTTCTGTACCCCTACCACCTTCACGGCGAGGAAGCCAGAAATCTTCCATCATGGACATGAACTTTTTGTCGTCCTTGATTTCACCAGTGCTTGCATCGTAAACCAACTTGTTACGATAGCGACCCATAACTTCACGGAGATATTGCTCCGCTTTTTGCTTAGGCAGGTTACCCACATCAATGTAGAAAATTCTACGCTCGGGTGCTCTGCTCAAACGATAGATGACAAGAGAGTCTTCAATCATCCGCAGTTGGTTTACTGCTTTGATTGCTTTATGGAGATGAGAAAGAACCATGTTCTTATTCAAATCCATGATTCCACTATGAGTATATGAAATGGAATCGGCGGCAACTCTAATGCCTTGTGACTGAACGCCTTGAGTACTAGAAGACTTCAGACCTTTGGGGTTGTACAGATAATACTCTGCAGTTCTTGCGGTCAATGCATCGTTAATACTTTGACCATCTGCGACAGCACGGTTTGGTTTAGATTCAATTTCAGTAATCTTACGAATTTTTCTGGGGTCAATATAACGGAGTTCCGTCATACCATCGCCAGGGTTCTTCGGGTCAATAACCTTATGATAAAAAAGTCTCCCGTCAACATACCAGCGACGGAAGATTTCATAACATCTGTTATCAAAATCAAGAAGAGTCAATACGTGATTGAACTCCTCACGAATCATCTTCTTGATTTTATCAGATACTTTAAGGTTGGACAGTTCCACTTGTACGGGAACGTCGTCCAGATTACCAAAGATTGCTTCGTTTACAATATCGTCAACTGCTGCGTCACACTCTGGTTGCATAATCATTTCCCGATAACGGGAGATAAGTTCCCATTCGTTTCGGATAGTACCATCCAAATCGATTGCATAACCATAGTGACCACCTCCAGCAACGGGGTATGACCCGTCGAGGTTGTCTTTTTGAACAAAAGAAGGTCCCTTTGGAACCTTCTTCGCTCTCTCAATAGAGAAACCAAATAGTTGCGACATTCTAAAACCAGTGTCTGTTCCTGATATTATTTATCAGGTTAGAAATCACTCCTCTGCGGGAGTCCAGTACTGGACCTGCAGCTCTACAGTGAACTCTTGAATTGCGTCATTGCTGCCGAAGTCAAGGTCGATTGCGGAGATATTGCTCGGGAAGACGTTATAGAATTTATAAGACTTGAGGGTCTTAGGATTCTCGCCGTCCTTAACGTCGCGGGAAAGTTGGTGAACCATCATGTCGGAGAAGTAACCAGTTGCATCCTGGTCATCTCCAAGACCTGAAGCAGCAGTGAAGTTCTCGTTAGATGCTTGAATTGCTTCCAACCAAACTTCAAATGCAGTTCTCAGGGAGAACTTGCTGTCGTTCATGACTGTGATGGTCCAAGGCTCGAATGTTCTGTCGCCTGCAATTTTTAGTACACGACCACGGAAAGGAACTTCGATTACCCCCATTGTGGAGGAGGGCAGGTTCGCTGCCCTTACAGTAAACTTTCCGAGTTCAGTGAGACCAGTGTTAGTGATGATGGACTGGGGGAAAGTAAGGTCTACTTGGAATAGATTAGGACGTGCAAAGTCCGCCTGTACTCTCGCCTTAAAATCATCTAGAGTGCCTCTTACTGCCATTGTTCTTTATGCTCCTGTATGAAACTATTTAGATTAAGACGCAATTTCAGAGAAGGCTACGCCAGTTCTGGTTGCGGTGAAGGTCAGGGTGATAAAGTTGATGGTGCGGGTGGGCTTAACGTAGATTTCTGCGTAGAACTCACCACGGTCAACGGAATCGGGCGGGTTGTTGTCTTCATCGCACTTGACGAGGAAGTCAGTTACACCACGACGACCTTGGACATCACGGAGATAAGGCTCAACAATGTTACGGAACAGTGTACGAGAAGTCTCGTCGTTTTGCTCGAACAGTTGTGAACGTGCTGCCGTTTTGATAACGCGCTCGATAGTCAGGAAGAGACGACGTACGTTGATGCGGTCGAATGCAGAAGCGAAACCTTGTGCAGTCTTGTCACCAAACAGAACTACGCCTTGACCAGGGAACGAAACGATGGGGTTAACCCGTGCAGCGTACAGTTTGTCACGCTGAGTCTTATTGGGGGAGAATGCTAGTTTGATTGCATTTCTCATAACACCGCGAGCGAAACCTGCGGGAGAGAACCAGGGGTCAGCAACGTTACCAGTCTCAAGGCAGAGACCTGCAATGTCACCGTTGCAAGGTACATAACGATAGACATCATTGTACTTATCGTAGATGTACTTGTAACCAGCATCGAATACACCGTAAGAAGTACCAGGCAGAGCATCGAAGAATTCGACAATCTTATTGGTGATTTCGGTGGTATCGGTACGACCGATGATGTTGCTTCTCATCGGAGAAACAAATGCCAGACAATCCTTACGTGCCGAAGCAATGTTCAGAACGATGTTTGCCTTAGCAGCTGCCGAGGAGTTATCAGCACCAGAAGGACCACACAGAATGAAGTCAACGTTCTGGGACTCGGGGTCGGCAATCAGGTCATATGCTGTCGAGAAGTTTGCAGTGGTGTTGCTTACAGTATCAGCACCGCCACCAAACTCATACTTGACAGTTGCAGAGTTCCAGGAATCAAGCATCCGAGCACCAGTAACATCGATGTTAATACCATCGGCATTACGGAGGATGTTGAAGGTTCTGTTTGCTGCAGCTTCGCCCCACTGACCAGCGGTCAAGGTAGCACCAACTTGCATAACAGCTGTTTCATGAGAACCCTGATAAAGATATGAAGACTTCTCCTTCAGAACACGAGCGTAGTAGTTATCTTCGCCAATCGTGGTTTTAGCATCGAGTGCTTTCGATACGCCGAGGAACTTCTCAAGGAGAGTACCAGGAGTACCTGTCAGTTTACCATCGAAGTCAATGACCAGGATGTGCAGTTCGTCATCAACGCCACCCTTTTGCTCAACAAAACGAGTAGTGCCAGGACGACCAGCAACAGATGCCCAACGAGCGCCAGGTGCATACTCTCTGGTGTCGTACTCGCTAACGATTGTGTCGATTGCGACGATGTTAGCAGCGGTCAGAGGAGTAACTGCATCAATCTGGTCATCCGTCAGGGCGTCGCTAACAGCAAAGTTGCCAGTGGAAGCATCATCCTGCTTGATATACAGAATACGCTCAACACCTGTGATGGTTGCAGAAGCAGATACAACGTTAGACAGAGACTGACTGATAACGTCAGTTGCTTCGATAACGTGTGCAAAGGGGTGAACTGCCTGAGCAGCAGAAGTGTCGAAGAAGACTTCCAACTTCTTATTAGCAGCATCATACGAACGAACGCTGATGCCAGTGAAGTCACTAGAACCATCATTGACGTTTGTCTCGTCGATGCTGGCATCTCCAGTAACTTTGAATGTACCAACAACATTATCCAGAGTCAGGATAACGCTATACTTATATACCTTACCAGTTGCAGTAGTACCACCAGAACCAGATGCTGTAAGCTCATGGTCCAGGGGGAACAGAGGTTCTGCGGTTACGGTTGCGTCAGGAGTGACGTGTGCTTTCCAATCGGGACCAGCATCGGTAACATAAACGCGAACGCTATTGCCATAGGTTCCAGGAGTTCTTACTGCATACTCCCATGCGTTTGTGTTACTGGTTTCATATGTGGTCTCATACTCTTGCAGGTTTTTAATCTTAACTGCGTTACCTGCACCAGCGTTTGCTGCTGCATCATAAGCACTGATAGCATTCTTCAAAGAAGCTGCATCAGTACGAATGGTTTTAAGAGTACCACCATAGCTCAGAAACTGAGCAGCGGTGAACCATGCTTCATAGTTGTCATTATTTGGTTTGCCAAATTTCGCAACAAGATTCCTCTCATTGGAAATTTCAACGATTTCTTCTACAGGTCCGCGTTCAAACGGGGCGGCGAGAGCACCGACATTTGCTACAGCAGCGGTAGATACTGTAGTGAAATCCCTTTCCTGAACGACTACACCTGGCGATAGTTGCGAAACTGCCATGTTACTTTTTCTCCTACAATTTGTTGTTGTGGATTTCTATAGTTATTTATTATTTTGAAACTTTACCTAACGGTATTCCCACATGTAGGCGCGGTCTCCATACTCGTCTGTGTGCCAGACATCTCCACCTTCCACAAAACTATCCGCACTTAATCCGTCATCAATGAATCCAAAGGGAGCCATGTCTTCTTCAATCGACTCTCTCTGGTCCTCAAAAATTCTCTGACGAATATCATCATCATGCAACTCTTTGAAGTATGGTTGCATCGTCAACCAAGAGAAAATAACCAAACACATTGCAAGGTCATCATTACATCCCTCTTCTGCTTGGAATGTTTGACCTTTTTCAATGAAAGTAGTTAGCTCTGAAATAATATCATAATCTTTAATTACAAGTTTATCTTCTTCAATAACTGCCTTGAGGTTAGAGCATCCAACCTTCTTAACTGCGGTAGACATTTTGACACCAAGTTGCACCTTGCCGCCAGAGAATCCTTGACCTACAACCTGTCCTGCGCGACCACGCATAGAAGACATCAACAGGTTATCATACTCCAAATCAAATTGAATGATGTCTGCTACCTGACCACCAACATCATTCACTTCAACTAGAATGTAAGCATGATTGTAATTTTTTGCCACATCTACAATGATGTTGGGGAACATCATTGGTTTGATTGTATTACTCCTATACTTAGCAACTAACTGATACGGGAAGGACGTTGTATCTACCACAACAAATGCGGAATAGTCGTTAGCAACACCACGAGCAACGTCGGCACATATTACATAAGAGTGCCCTTCTTTCACCTTCTCAAAAATATCTAAACCTTTATTGCGTACCAGAGGTTCTTCATAAACCATCGTCCGCAACTTACTAGGACTAATCAGTGTGTCAACAGAACCAAGGAACTCACACTCAAACTCAACCTTGAACTGTGCTTCTGATGTGTTCCTGATAGTTTGTTCTTTCCATGCAGCATCTCTCCCTGGTACTTCAGACCAGTGAACCTCTGTTGCAACATATTCATTCTTCTGGCGTTCCGCATCATGCCACAACTTGTAGAACATGTTCATGCCGTGAGGCGTGGAGATGATGATTACCTTGGTAGATTTACCAGATGAAATAGTAGGATAAACAGAACTAAAGAACTGGTCAGCGATATGATTCGGAATGAACGCGAATTCGTCCAGAAAAATGACGTTAAAAGACATACCCCTGACGGCACTAGCAGAAGTAGATGCAGCCAGGATTTTACTTCCATTTTCCAATTCCAGACTACCTCTGTTCCATTGGAGGATTCCTTGCTGGAGCCACTTGGGGAGGTTTTCATATGATAGTTGCAGACGTTGTAACATCTCTCTAGCAGTCGCTGCTTTGTTAGCGAGGATTGCTACGTTGACGTTTGAGTTGAACAGAGCATAATGCAGCAGATATGAGACAACAGTAGTTGACTTACCAGACTGCCGAGGTAACTTTGCAATATTGAATCGATTGTTATGGAACCGATTCAACATATTCTTTTGAAAGTCGTACATCTCAAATGGTACGAGACCTTCGTCAAGAGACACAATCTTGATGTAATTCTCTACGAAATACACGGGGTCTTCACTACATTTGATAAACTCCTCAACCTGCTCAGGAGTAAAATCAATTGTAGTATTTGCCTTCTTTAGATTGGGGTTACCAAGATACTGCTCGTTATTACTCATTGTCTGTCAATCTCTGGGTGATTCTGGAATACGATGCTAAATCTACCAACTCCCTGGTGGAACTTGTTAGGTGCTCTACCACCATGAATCATAGAACCAGGAAAGATAACCAACCTGCCTGGTTTGGGAATGACTGCTGCACCAATCTCTTCATCTTCAATAAAGACAGTCTCTCCGCCCCAGGAGAAATCCCACATCTTATTACCATACACCATAAAACTTACAGCGTCTTCACTATTACCGTCAATATGCAACTGCGCTGAATCTCCG